TCAAGGAGGTTCGCTGGAATCACTGGTGATAAGTGAGTTGATTGCTGACACCCCGTCAACGTCAAAACACACATTGTTATACACAGGACGATCAATGATCTTTTGCACTGTACGTGTAACCGTTTCGACTTGCACACGCTGTTCTGATTTTGCTTTTTCATAGTCTGCACTCACCTGATTAATTGCGTTTTGTTTTTCAGTCAGAGCTTTTAGTTGCTTCTGTTCAATTTCCTGAAGTTTGGCAATACACTTAGAATCTGCATCTTTAAGCTTTCCGCCCAAGTGGTTGGTGTAAGCCAGCTGCCCAATGCAGATAGATAGAAGGATTCCGATTGCGATCCAATATTTGAACTTCCAAAGTAGGGTTAGAATCATTTTAAAAATAACTCCATTTCCGTTTCCCGACGTTTAACCAAGCCGCTCATGACTTTACCGCCAGCTTTATTCCATTTTAAAAACTCTGCCGCAGCACCTTTATAGTCTTTAGCATTGAGCTTTTTAAGTAATGTGGAGCTACGTAGGTTTGTTTCACCCAAGTTATAGGTAAATGAAACCAAGGCATCAAACTGGTTTTGATTAAGTGGAGCTTTTACCAATTGATTCACAGCATTTTCAAAAGTGATCAAATCATTACGCAAATATTGCTCAGCCTGTACTTTGGTGCATTTTTCACCGCGCTTTACTCGCACACCATTTGGGTATTTAATGGTGCCAAAACCGATGGTCCACACACCCACACCATCGTCATAAGCACTTAAGCGCAACCCCTCAAAACCCTTGATTAATTCAACGCCATCATTACTGGTCTTCATTCGCTTCCACCTTGTTTTTAATGAACCGTTCTGCCTGAGCTTCAACAAATTGACTGCCAAGCGTTCCTAAAAATGCCCCCAAGCCCAAAATGGCAAGCATGTTTAAATCCGATATCCAGATGAGCGCCCCGCCCGCCCCCAAGGTTGTGAAACCGTTCAAAATTGCACGACCAATCACGATGCGCCATGTTAGTTTTTCAGTGCTTACAAGTACCTTAGCCATCGCAATTACGAACCCCATCAGAATTAATTGAAGTGCCACTTTTTCATGCTCTTGCATGTAACCCCCTTTAATTTTTTGGTAATAAAAAAGCCCTAGGCTTATTAGGCACTAGGGCTTGTGGTTGTTTGCTGTGTTTAAAGTTGGGTAATTATTTCTTTTAGCTGATCAACGGTTTCTGCGTTATCAATTTCGGTTTGAATCACTGCAAACTCATCACGAATAATCTGTCGTTGTGCTTCCGCTTGCTCTGCTAATATTGGAATTGTTGCTTCAATATCGAGTTGTCTAAATAGATCTGCTCGTTTATTTCTGCGCTTGTCGTGTGATATTTCTTTTGCTTTGTCTAAGTTGACCTGAATCATGCACCCACCCCACCTGTTAGCAATGAATCTTCAATAGTCCAAGCATCACGAAAAGTTCGATCTTCAGGAATTTCTGAATCTTCAACGATGGCAAAAGCTAAACCTGTTGGAACGTCTTTTAATGCTATTTTTTCAATAGTCATAACCTTAAGAGCTTCTGGAGATGGATGAATAATCGAAATACCACCGTTGTCATTTTTATAAATAATCTTCATTAACTCATCCTTATCTAAACACTGTTACTGAAACTGTTGGGAAATCCTGAAGTGCGCTTGAGCCACCGGAGCTATAGCCTGTCTTAACTTTGAAAGATGTTGTTGTATTCACATCAGCAGTATTAGAGAACGCTGAACGAGCAAATCCGACAGCATCACCCTGAACTGTGCCATCCCACACATAATTTGCATCTGGCATTGCTGTTGTTAGGTTGACTGTGTAATCCCCAACACCATTGTCTGTAATACTTGAAACATTACCACTAGCTCTAATTGATACTGTACCTGTGCCGTTAAAGTTTACCCAAGCTCTGCAAGCATGCATTGGAGCATCGCCGGATGCATTTAAATGGTTTTTAACACCTGCTAGCAGTTTCTTTGGTGTAACTGTGCGTAGGTCGTCTGTCGCTGTGTTGGTTTCTGCTTGAGTTGCGATTTCAGCGACACCAATTTGCGTTTCAGTTGCTTGTGGAACGCCTGTATGAGGTAATTCAGGAAAGTAAACCGGATCAATCTGCACATTTTCATCAAGTGGAGCAACTCCACCTGCATAACCTTTTTGATTGCCAAGAGCTGTGTCCACATAAACATCAATTTGCTCTTTGATTTCGGTTAATTGCAGAACACCATCACTTACAGTTTGCTGAAACGATGCAAACTCGGATTGTGTGACATAGCGCGAAATCTGATCAATATCATCAACTATGGCGTTATTGCTATCAAGAATTTGAAGGCGATAAGCGCCATCACCCAGAAAGATTTTAGCCTTTCCGTTTTGATCAAGAATGACCGGATTAGGGTTTGCTACCGTTCCAGCCATGGTGGTGTATGTGGTTTTTGGTGTTGTGGTGCCTGCTGCATAGGTGTAAATTTTGCCACCTGCTAACGGCTTGCCATCAAAACCAAGACATTGAAAACTGACGTTTGTTGCGAGTGTTGCCATGTTTCACCTGTGAATAAAAAACCACCCGAAGGTGGTGGATATATGATTTAATTTTGTAATAAAAATACTGCTGGTGTTTTCCCTATTCTTGCTTGAATATAACTCTATGCTCGTTAATATTGTCAGGAGTTGAGCGCAATTCACCACCATCAGCTCTAGGATCATCTTTATCAACCAAGCGAAATTGATACTCAAAGCTTGGCATTCTTCCTGGAATAGCGGGTTGTGTGGTCGATGTAATTGGTATGGCAATCTTATTCTTACTTTCAGCAAAAGCATTAGCTCTTAAAATTACATCTGATTTAAGTTTTGATGTATTGGTAAATACACCACCTGCTGACATTTGAGAAATCATGTAGGTGTTTGTCCCAGTTGGAACAATGTTAGCGGTTGCGCAACCAGTTAAAATCAGCACACTAATAACCAGCACTTTGATTTTCATGAATTTCATTATTGAATTTCCCCAATCAACTGATCAACCAATGGCTCTATTTTGGACTCATTGCTTTTATATTTTGTCGGGTTTAATAATCCACCAGCATGTAATTTATATTCGGCTAAGCCAATCTTTTTGTCACCCTTATAGATGCTTAATTGCGCGCTAGTAAGTACCATTGAAAAGTCCCATTTTTGATATGCCACATACCTTAATGAGTATTCGCACTGTTCTGGCTTTTCACCACTATACACATGGGTTGCTATATTGTGATATTCCAAGCGAGAGGTGATAATTTCCTCAAGATTTTGAACTATGACTTTTGGATTGTGCTTTACACAAATTTTCCGAATACTCTCTCCAGCAGTTAGTTTTACAGGCGCAATGTTTGTTGTTGCACACCCAGCAAGAGACGAAACAACCAAAATTAAGAATATTTTTTTCATAAAACCCCCATAGTTATGAGGGATTTTATAGCACAAATATTAGTCTTTTGCTGCGTTGGCACCACCAATCAAGCCAAGCTTGGTTAATTGCTCAATCAGGTTTTTATCACCATCACTTAATAAAACCTTATTTACCACTTCAGTGGATGCTTTCGCGTCGCTGGTGATATTAGATTTTAATGCTCGACTCACTTTTACAGAGTCAGCAACATCTTTAAGCGGAGATAAAAGAACACGTACACCAGGCTTATTAATGATTCCTCCAAGGAAGTTCATTAATGCTGCTGAGGTGTTTGAGTTATTCACATAAGAGTGAGCTGGCTGTGTCACTAGGTACTGACCAGCCATGCCAATATCCTTGATTTTTGCCACCTCATCAGGGGTAAATAAGGTATTGAGTCGACGATCCCCGATTGCATCAAGTGCACGCTTCATACCTGCGGGGCTAAACTGCCCATTCTGATTAATTGCTTTTTCAGAAATATGCTTGATCACTTGCCCTTTAATGTCTGCAACTGACTGTGGATTAACATTGTTAAGCAGATCTACTGTGCGTTGGATTTCATTCACATTTCCATTTAGAAAATGCTTTTGAAATAGCTTATCCGGTTCAACGCCTTTTATCGCATCTTGAAGCAATGGGATTCCTTCAATCTGCTGAGCATTAAATTTATAAGCATCACGTGCAAACTGATAGCCTTGTGCCGCATCATTACCACCACCAGAGAGCAATCCTTGCATAGCTTCATTTTGCCGACCTTCTAGTGCATCACGGACCAAGCCAATCGAATGAGTTGAGCTAGATGGCTGACCGTTCATAAGTGATGATTTGTACTCACGATTGAGAATTTTGATAAGCTCCTCAGATTTACCTAAGGTAAATGCGTTTGGATTCTTTTCAATATCACCAATAATCCTCTTAATGCTTGGCGGCAAACTAGACATAGCATATTGCTCATCTAGTCGTGTAATTGCGTCATTTGTAAATCCACGCCCATCAAGAATCACATCATTGCCAGCCGACTTTCTGGCCGTATCATAAGCAGCACCAATAAACTCTTTATTTTGAGCTTGCTGGCCTCTTAATGCATCAATGGCACCACTTGTAGCACCATAAGCATCATCAGCTTTTCCACCAGTTTTAAGCGCCACATCGTCAAGCAATCCCGACAATACTTGATTGTCTTGAATAAGCTTGTTACGTAGTGGATCACCAGCACCTTGAATTTTTGCGAGTTCAGCTTCTTTTTGCCATAACTGCGGGCTACCAGTAAGCTGTGCTTGAGTTGGTCGAATACCAAGTCGATCAAATACTACTTTTCTGGCCAATGCTTCTTTGTTTACAGCTTTGCCAGATTTTAATGCCGCACCAACATCCTTGCGAAGTCCAGCAACAATATCATCAGACAGATCACTGATTTTTACATTACTTTGCTTTAATGCAATTTCGATTTGGTCGTCAATGGCTTGATTTACTCGAGCCTGCGTTGCAGCTTTAGCACTTGGAACGGTGTTTCTAGCAATCTTTGATACAGCCTCGCCAGCTTTTTGCCCAACCGCAGCACCTAAAGCACCACCAATAGCACCGGATCTCATGCTTTTTAAGCGCTCAGTATTATTTTCATGAATACCAGTTGCGCCAATCAATCCGCCTACGGCGGCATTTTTCCCAAGGAAATCAGCTCCAGCTTTTGAAATTAGCTTTGCGCCTGAAGGCAATGTTCCGCCCGCTGCCGCCAGTGGTGCAGTCATTACCATGTTTGCTCCAATACGACCAACATCAACACCTTGGTTATTTGCCTTACGTACAGTGTTGTGAGCGTCATTAATGTTCTTATAGGTCTTGGTTACACCTTCGTAAGAATCGGTTGGCAGGTTGGTTCCAGCAACCGCATTAATGCCTTGGTTTACTTTGTCTTTCGTGTACTGAGCAGCTTGAACGAATGGAATGCCGATATCAGCCATACCAAGCAAGCTAGATTCCCAAAATTGGGTTGGTCCTTGCTTTTTAAGTGCCTCTTGCTCACGTTTTTGGCGTGCCTCTTTTGTATTGTCGAATGGCTGATAGTTGCTTTTGGGTTTTGAGTCGACAAACTTAACCTTTAAGCCAAAATTTTGAGCAATCTCGTTTTGGCTATATCCAGCTGCTCTTGCTTGCTTGATCTGCCCAGCGGTTTTTGGATCTTTGATAATGTGATTCCAGATCTCGGAATCTTTGTACCCAGCTTGCTTTGCACTGGCGATTTGATTTTGAATTTGTGAAGCCACATTAACCTCCGGCTATATCATTCCATGCGACTAATGCAGGGCGTGAATCGGTTTGTGGTTGCTCTCCGGTAATCTCGGAAAACTTTACTGTTTGTGGTCTGGATGGCTTGGTGGATTGACCCGATATCTCTTTCCATGCCACCGCTTGCACTCGTTGCGGCTGTGATGAAGATCCACCAAGAAATTTATCAATTTCCGCTTGTGAGCGTTTGGGTTGGGCATATGGAGATGATGGGAGTGATGCCCACGTGCCACCAGACTTTCGCACCGCTGTTTGAAAGTCGCCTTTTAAGACGTATGGAAGTACACCATTCTGCATAAGCAGTCCGATTGCTGCGATATCCTGAGATTGAGGGGAAAAGTCCCTCAATCCATAACGCCCAGAAGCATCATCCCATGTGTCTTTTATGAATTGATAGCGACCAGCAGCCGTGGTGACATTCATCCTCCCATTGGTCTGCTTGAACTGTTTTCTCACATTTGGGTGTGCTGATAGATTTCCAAAGCGCTCGTTTCCAAAAATTGTGTTATAGCCATGCTTTACACCCTCAGCACTAGCAATCACATCAAGCATTTTTCGAACATTTGGATTGTTTAAATATTGCTGAGGGCTTGCCATGTTTTCACCTATTGAAAGAACGACGATAAGGCTGGTCTATTGCTAGCACTACTTGATGGGATCTGGCCTTGTTGTAACTGGTTTCCAGATCGGCTATTGATTTCACGGTACTTATTGGTTATCTGCTCAATCATCTGTAATGCTGCAAGTCGTGTTTCGACTGGTTTGGTATCATCTGCTAATTCACCAGCCATCTCACGATACATTTGCACGTCTTTGTCAGATTGCGGACCCGACATTTTTGGTTGTAATGCAACTAACTGCCCAGCCAGTGTTTTTAACTGTGCTGTAGCTTTTGACCCCTCTGTTGAGTAGCCAACTGCATTACCAAGAAAATCAACACCAGCACCGGCATAACTTCCGGTTGCCTTTGGAAGCAGCTTTTTAACTTCTGGAAGAATAGTGTCAATCCGGCTAATTCGCATTGTTTCCTCATTCTGCGCTTGTGCTTGCGGATTACTTTTGCTTGATGTTAATTGGGTTCCACTCTGATCTACGGCTGGGCGCGCAGTACCATCCTTGTAGACAATCCATAACTTACCATTCGCCTCTTTAATTTCACCTTGACCAGCTTTAATTTCTGCTTGCTGCTGATCAAACTCAAGGCGTTGCTGCTGAATTTCACGATTTTTGTCTGCGGTTGCGGCATTAGTGTCTGTGTTGTAAATACTCGCATTAGTGGTGCGAACATTATTGTTTTCAGATGTAGTGTTATCGCGGATATTGTTACCTACTGAGGTCTCATTATCTAATCGATTATCAGCACTTGTAAAAACAAGGCTTGCTGGATCCTTCGCATTTGCAAATGTCACACTTTGCGCATAAGCCTTAACCTGCTCTGGATTCATGACGCTGAGCAATTGATATTGCTGGCTATACTCATTGTCGCCAATCAATCCGACTCGTCTTGCCGCATCAAGACCAATGATTGCTGCGCCTTTATCCCCAGTCATTGCAGCTTGTTGAACCGCAGACTGAATGGCACTAAGTTGCTTTTGAGAGTTTTCTAGCTTAAAACCACCACCCTGCTGATTATTCTTGAATGCTTCGCTATCAGTCTTACCAATCTCAGAAATGTCTTTTTGCTGCTTAATCGCGGCATCAATCTGGGCTTGTTTTTGAGACTGTAATTGCGGCATTACATAGCGAGCGAATGGCGATTGCTTTCCAATTTCAAGCATCTTATCCAGATCGCCACTGGCCTCTTTATAAATTCGAGACAATTCACCATCAGTTTTATTTTGGGTGTAGAACTGAGCGAGCTTAGAGCCTTGATCGAGCATCCCCATCATGTCTGGGGATTTGACCTGTAATGGTAATGTGTAATCAAGAGCCATATTAAACCACCCCGTTGTTTTTCATCATTGCGTAGCTTGTTGCTAAGCTGCCAAGATTATTTGCTGTGTTTGCCCAGTTGTTTGCATTTGCAACTTGCCCAGCGGCAATAGCATTTGCTCCAGCCATGGTGTTATTTGCCACTGCTTGGCCAGTCTGCATGCCGGCATTTCCTGTTTGTGCAGCTGCGTTTTGACCCATGCCGATGATGTTAGACAGTCGGTTGTATCGGTTGGTCTGGTCGGCATTGAATCGGTTGTATGCATTGCTATACTCTTGGCTTGCTGACTGCTGACCATAATCCTGCAATGCTTTTAATGTGGCACCACTTAATAAGCCACCCTTAGCGGCTGCACTCGATTGAATTGAATCCTCACCTTGTTGCAGTCGGAATTGATAACTCGGGTCGTTGTAAATATCTTGCCCAGTGTAGGTTTGGTTGAAATAACCATTAGCACCCATCTGATCCATCATTTGAGAAAGTGATGTTGTGCCAGCCTGTTTGTAGGGATCTAAATCTTGACGGGTCTGGTCATACATATCCCATTGAATTTGACTCGCTGCATCCGCCGATGCTGCTTGTGTTTTTGCTGCTTTGCTGGCTTGTTTACTTGAATAAGCCGACCCAGCAGCACCAACTACTGCTGCGCCAACCATTGCTGCTGCTACCATATTAATCTCCAAGCCATGTCGAGTAATAAGTCTCAACAGGCGCATATCCTAATTTTTCAAAAAGCCAGGATGCATCTTTATGCATTTTTGAACCAACAAACATGCGTTGAACACCACGCTGCTTAAGCTGCTGCTCTACAAATTTAAATAGCTGGAATCCTGCACCATCACCACGATGTTCAGGCAGCACATAGAAGATATCCATCTGACAAGTTAGACAGGTTGAGTAATGCAAGCCGGGTGCAATAAACCCAATGAAGTAGCCAACCAATTCGCCCGCTTTGCGCAAAGTCACGAAAAGCAATCCACCTTGATGCTCTGCTGCAATGTATTTATCAAATTGCGGGGAAAGCGGCACTTTGTCTTGATTAAGCGCTAATTCTTGGTAATGAATTGGTAGTAATGGTTTTAGGTAATCAAGGTTTTGCTCAAAGCTCTCTACATGTGCTGTAATCATTTTTTCACCTTAATATCCACAACCATTGAGATTCGATCAAAAGCTGAATTGTTGATTACTTCATGCTCGAGCTTGTTGTTAAACCAAAATACATCACCAGTGCGCATATCAATTTGCTCATCATCAGCACGTAAAATACAACCTGGTGCAGACTGCAAGACAACATGAAAACGAGTGTAATATTCAGTATGCTCAGGCGTGTCGGCATGTGGGTAAATTTGACCACCCGGAGCAATTTTATTAATCATTACTCGGCCTAATCGCTCACCCTGCACCAATGCCATCAAGCCAAACACCAAAGAGCGTGCCTCATGCAAAATATCAAATGCTGGGTAATTGATACTTTCATGCTGATCAAAATGAGATTCACCTTGTTTGTATTTTTCCAGTTCTTCTTCTTGATCAAATACGCGTTTTTCAGGGAATCGAAGCATGATTGATTCAATTTCACCAAATGGACCCTGTGGGTAATCACGAAGATAGGTGTCTTCTTTCCATAGATCGGGGCGGCGCTTAATTGCTAGAACAAGTGCATTCACATCTGCTGGTGGTAAAAAATGGAAGTGCTTCATATTAATATCCGTTCAGCTTATTGATTGCTGTTGCTAGTTCTGAAAAAAATAAAAGCCAGACTTGTGAGATCTGGCCATTAACAATCATTGGTTGATTTATAGGGGGTTCTAATTTCTTCATCGTATCCTCGCTTTAGCACCTGTAATCACAAGTCGAACTGGATCACTCATGCGAATACGGAAAACTCGCCCAAATGATTGTCCAAGCCTTCTAAAAATTACCCGGTTTGTGTATTGGCCAATCTTTCCAAGTGATTGCTGTCGGCTGAGTGACCACGTCTTCCCACGATCATCAGACCAATCCAGAATAACCTGCGGATCAATATTTGATTCCTGCCCAACCTGAGCAATCAATTCCAGCTCATCAAAAATCAGTCTTGATGTGTGAGGATTGATCACCGGTGTTATGCGCTCTCGCAGGATTGATGCACCATCATCAGTCTGTGAATCTGGCGTGAGTTGGTAAATATTTCCATTCAGTCGATCGCCAACTAAATGCATATTCATAAAAAAACTATAACTTGATGCCCTGTGATGCTCATGATTGAATGTTTCTGGATTGTGATAGCTACGCTCATGCCACATGCTTGTTGTTAGGTCAAAACACCATGTTTTTTTTGCGGTTGGGAATGTCATCAATAAAAATGAGTGGCCATGTTCCTGATATGCAAATGAGTATGCGTCATCAATCCGTGAATATGATGCAATTTCATATTCAATTGCATGATTTGAAATGCGCTGTGCCTGATAGCCATTTGTCATGATGATTTGACCACGGCCGGCATCTGTTTGAGTCAACCAAACAAGACTTGCACCAAACTGGCAGACGGAATCCTTAGCAATACAGCCAATTGGCAGGAATGCTCCAGACATGCGCTGAAATGGCATGTTTGCATCACCAGTACTTGACCAGATTTCTGTGGTTTTTTCACCAATTAACCAGAGTTGACCGCTGCTTGTAACCGTGCGAACGAGATCGTCTGACTTGGTTTCTGCTGTAGCGTAATTAAGTGCAGTGGTTTCCGTATTAAGCAGCCCAGACCATTGGATCTTCCCAGACTTTGGCACAGTCCAAACAAAACGAGAATCCAGAACAGTGACATCTGCTGCTCCAAAAAACTCACCGCCTATTATTTCTGTAAGCGTGTTGTTTGCTATGGTGTATTTATATGCCTTGCTTGCCACGATCATGACATGCAGTGAGTTATCAGCAAATGTGACGCGATTTACACCAGCAATATCACCAATCATCAAGATTGCGCCAATCTTATTAATCGTATAAAGCTTACCGCCAGCAACAACTAGGATCCGATCTGTTAAAGCGTACATGCCACGAATTGAGCCAGTTGCGAACTCATATTTTTTAATAAGCCCGGGGGTCGGTATGAGTGCTGAAACTTGCGGTGTATTTCCACTTTCAACTGCTTGTGGATATAGATTGATTGTGCGCTGACAGTCAATTGACCAATCTTCTAAGTGATATGACTGACCAACAATAGGGATATCAACAGAAGCCATATTAAACCCCTACTGGTAAATCATTCTTTGCGTAAAGTGGAGTCACATTGCTGCGTTTTAGCATTTCAACTGCTTGTCGCTGATTGATAATTAGCATTTGTGTTGGCTCAATACCAAACATTGGCACCAGCTCAATAGCAAGCGTGAGAATCAATGGTCGCTGATAATTAGACGGAATAACCAATTCATCTTGAGCCACCAACTCAGACGGAAGCGAGTAAGTCTTAATTTTCAACTCATTGCCATCTGCAAAAACATTGAATGTCCAATTTGGAGATCCAATGGAATAAGTCACTTCAGCATCAGTTTTACTGCTATTTGTATCCCGAACAAGCGTGATCTCTCGATCATCAAGAAGTGCTTTTTCTTGCACACCTTGAATATTTGCAAGTACCGCACCAGATGGACCCACCACATATGCACCGGTGCCAGATAGCGGAATCACAACATCAGTCGCTTTGTAGATATAGAGTCGCTGAGTTGCCCACTGTGAAAGCAACCCCTCCAAGAAAATCAAAGCATCAGCAAGCTCATCACCCTGTATACTTTCGCCAGCAGCAAGAACACCAAGCTGTTTAAGCGACATTTCAATAATTCTGCCAACCAGCATTTTCATGCTCCATAAAAAACCGCCTTTCGGCGGTCATGTTCAATTTGATTCGGTTATGACTTCACTCAGTCCAAGTTCTGCTAACTTGGGTGCCCAGTGATCATTTACAGCGTTGTATTCACTTGTCAGAGTCACAACAGACTCAATCAGTCGATCCAGCGCTTCAAGTTGTTCTGTTGTTAGAATCTGATCAAAACCTTGGCGTGATTTGAATGCTTGATAATCTTCTTCCACCCAAGCCCATGAATGTCCACCAAGGTATTTCCTACCGTTAGAATCTTGCAATAAAACTGATAGACTATCAGGGCCTTTGCCAAGAATTTCAGCTATACCATTTATGATTGGAGCATCTTCAATTGTAGCGATGTGAATAATAGCTAAATTAGACATATTTACTAAACTCCGCTGTAATTCGCGCAATCTCAGAATCAGATAATGCTTTATTGATCATCAGATAATGCGAAAAATCTTGAGTGATTGTGTGATTTGCAGCAATGCTTTGATTCTTTAAAACAGTTACACCACTCGAGCTTGCTCTAATAATTGTCGCATTGCTTAAAGCTGTATTGCTGAACTGCAAAACATCATCAACAGCATCAAATTTTGCGTATTTTGATTTTGCGCCTTGTGTAAGGGTTGGGCGTTTTATAGATGTGGTTTGGTATGCGTGGTTACCTGCAATTTCTTTGATTGAAATGTTTGAAAAAGTACATTGGTTTGTGCTTCTTGTGAAAAAAGTTATAGCTGCTGATGTGATAGCTGTAGCAAAAAATCTAGCTGTACCATTTCCAGCCAAGGCACAGTTTGCTGCAGATGATGGGTTGAAAATCCACTGCGAAGAGCCGCCATTCAATGAAACATTGCCACTTCCAGAGAAATTACTAACGGTAAATTCAACAATATATGTTTTTCCAGCTACTGAATTAGCACCAGTCGCATAACTATTAAAAGCCTGCCCACCTATTGGTACAGAATCAAATCCATTTACTGTGTTTAGTTTATCGCTAAGTTTTAAGTCTTTTGATTTATCTAAAATCAATCCCTCAGCCTGACCAACTGCTCCAGCAATTGTTCCTGCTGCATCCTGATAAACCGTACTTAAATCATTGTTGTCTAGATATGCACCCTGACTCCCATCACTAAACAGCGATTTGATGAATTGGTGGATGTTGTTTGGTGCACCTATTACAGCGCAACCGGGTGTCCAAATTCCTGCACCGCCAATGACGGTGCTTGACGGCGTTTTGATCATACAAGACCTTTAATATATAGATACTCTTACTTGAACATTTGCAGATGATTGACTACAAATCCATAATTTGGGACCAATCCCAACCGACACTGATGAATTTTGATGCCAATAATCAGAGTTTGGATCTGGAGCAGTATCACCAACTGCATAGCTAAAGTCACCGCCAATCGATGTAACATGCGCTGAGTTTGTGCCGTCTGTGATTGACACTGGTGTTCTTGATAGTGTGAGTTTGCGCCATATCTATTCGTCCAGCTTTTAATGATTAATGACTGAATGATGATTTGCTCATCAGTTTGGATTAGCAGTTTCATGATCTAGAAGAAGCTTCGCTAATACTGGCTTTCTATCACTTGCTTGATAAGTCACTTCGGCATCGTCAAGAAGCTTTTTGAGTTCATCTGCCGATATGTCTTCGAGTTCTTTGAGTCGAATCTGTTTGCGAAGCTCGGTATTTTCAGCCATGCCATCTGTAATGACTTGATTAAGACGTTTGATTTCAGTGTTTGCGGTAACAAGCTCTTGCTTAACCTCAACCAGTTCTTGTGTGGCCAACTCAAATCGCTCTTGAGTGATGAAGCTGTCAGGATTTACTTCACTTGTAGATCCAAGCTCAACACCAATTTCACGCTCAGGTAAATCAGCAAAATCAACAGCACCCTGCTCACGTAACTCACGCTCTTCTTCTACATTTTCCACTACGATCATTTCGTAGTTAGTCTGGTTGCCTGTGTATAAGGCTCTTGGGAATTCTTTAGGCATTTTATTACTCCAATACAAACCAGTCTTCAGCAAGCATATCTGTTTGGCTCGCAAGCCAACCAACTACCATTGAACCATCAGCGGCGTTCATATCAATATGGCTTGTAATAGTAACTGGAGCCTCAAAGCCACATTTTTCATAAAAACTATTTGGCTCTATATTATTAACTACACGACCCGGTGTTAGGATTAACCACATTCCCTTCCCATTCCAGCCACTACGTGCAACCTTCTTGCCTTGCTTTAAAGCCCAGATTGCAGAACCAAAATCAATCGTTGCTAGCTGTTTTTCATTTGACATTTTCATTACTCCAAAAATGACGACGCCCGCATATAGTGGGCATTTTGTCGTCATGGTTTTAATTATTCAGTGATACGGCATGCAAAGTCACGAACGCGTGTGAAGCCCCACATGATGTCGATACGAGTCTGAGTAGATAGGGTGTTGAAGTTGCCAGATGATTGGACAGTGAAACGTAAGCCATTTGCAGAGTATGAATAACCAAACTCTTTAGGCGTTACGATTTTCGCTGGAACAAATGCAGCTGTGAATGCTGATTCTTGGAATAGCAAGTTTTGCACATAGCCTGTGCTTGCTGCGCCATAGAAAGTAATTGCAGCACCATCAACAGCACTCGCATTTACTGTTTTGTTTGGCATTACTGGTGTGATTTCTGGATAAATATCAATATCCGCTGTAGCACCAGCAGAGGTCACATCTGCAACAATAACGAACTGCTGTAAGTCTTTGGTTAATTCACCAGTAAGCGGATGAGTTTTATAAACACCAGCAATAGTGAAAATCTGACCTGCTTTAAATGTATCCGCAGCAGCCAAGCCTTTGATCGACAATTTGCTGCCTGTTTGACTCGCGCCATTCACAGTTACGCCAGTAACCTTGTTACCGTTGTACAGTGTAGGCAGGTTAATTACTTCATCCCAATCTGCACCAGATGCACGACCAAGATTGGTTTCACGGTACTGGTCACTGATGTTCTTCGGCTGGAATAGTGCCTTGCTTGAATCAATCAATTCCATGTTGAGATCGGTTGAGATCAAACCTTGACGATTGCCTTCAGGCGCTAATGCTTTTTGCAGTTTTGCGCGTGCTTGGTTTAAGGTTTTGATTGAGTTCGGCGTTGTACCCGGTGTACCAACAAGATAAGGCGTGCGAATAATTGCATCCTTAATCATGCGCGCTTCAATGCTTGAACCGAGCGTTTGGATTTGCGGTTTAAATACACGCTCAACATATTCACGACGGCGCGGATCTGAAGCATCCAGTTTAAACACGTTTTCAAGATGTGTGGCTTCAAATGCTGCATGCACATGGTTGCTAATTTTTAGCGATACCTTGCGCTCTTTCCATGCGTCAATGGTTCCACCTTCAGCAAGGACGTTACCATCATAGATGCGACTTACACCAGGAATGCTGATTGATACTTCATCACCAACATCATAACCATTTACTTTTTTATCAAACTCACTCTCTCGTGAGCGATTGACTGCCATCACAAACGGGCAAGATTCTTCAAGGATTGCTGCGGCTTCTTGTGCAAAAACCTGAGCTGTATTGACTGTATTAGCCATAAATTATTTACCTTTCTTAAGTGTTTTTAAGTGTGCAACTGCTTCGCTGTCGCTCATCGTTTGCATGTCGCGTGAAGCTGGCGCATTTGCTTTAACTGGATTGATTGGTGGTGGTGCTTTGCTGGTTTTTGGAGCAGTAGACGTTTTGCTGAATGAGTCGACTTTTTCACTTAAAAGACGAGCAGCTTTAAGTTTTGATGACTCAGATACAAGTTCATGAAAGCTTTCATCTTTAGCCAATTCATACAGCAATCGTGTTTGAGTTTTTGCGTCATACCCAAATTCTGCAGCAAGCTCATCAAGAGAAATCGGCATAGGTAAATCACGAGCAAGCCCACTTTGAACAACCTTGTCAAAATCTGGTAATTCTGTGGATGCTTCAATTAGAGCAGACTCAAATGCCGCCTGTTTCTCTACTTGTGTTTGCTGTGTTTTATCCTGCTGAAGTTTCGCCAAAACACGATCTTCAGCCTGCTTGACGTAATATTCTTGCTGGGCTTTTTGGAATTCTGAGTAATCTTCAAAATCCTCAATTTGTGGAGCAGTGGTGCTTTGTGGTGCGCCTTGCTTAGCTTTAAGCTCTTCAAGTTCACGCTTATATTCCGCACGCTCACGAGCCAATTGCTGAATTCGCTCTTGTGCTCGATTGCGCTTCTTCTCACCCTCTTTTTCAGCTTCCTGCTTGGCTTTTTCTTCATCTGATAATTCAGTGTTTTGCCCGCCTTCAGGTTGCTGATGAGTCTGCTCAGTTTCTGTTTGTCCTGTTTCGACTTCTGCGGCTGTGTTTTGCGTAGCGCCTGTATCTACGTTGTCGTCAGTTTCAAACGTCATTTTGTTGCTCCATATTTGGCAATAAATCGCCACCATTTTTGATCAATGCGCTTTCCTTAATCTGATCAGGATTAAGAGCGAAGTTTGGTTGAGCACTTTCTTCAGGCATTAAAAAACCCTGCTCAGTGGCAGGGCTTTCAATTCCTTGTTGCGTCATGTCTGGTGGTGGCTCAAGCCCTCCAGACTGCGGGTATTCGTTATCATCAATGGCTTCGGTTGGTGCATATTGATCAACATCCTCGCCTTGTTGCAACCAATCTTGTGGTGCATTACTTAAATCGATTTGTTGTTTCATTAACTCAACCATGCCGCGCAACTCCTCAACATCAGCACGACCAGAGTTATTGATTTGAGCAACCTTGATTGCCTGCTCAGCATTCATTATTGCTTTTTTAATCTCAACCTCTCGATCAGCCTTTTTATCATTTAACGCTGCTTGAGTTGCCTGTAGATCCTGTGTGAGTTTTTGAATCAACTGATCCATCTGCGTGACTTGTGCCTTGATGTGTGGTGGTAACTCTTTACCATCATCAAGCAAAGATGGGTCCATACGCTTCTTCACGCGCTCAGCAATTGCTTTAGCGTTCACCAGTGGAGAATCCTTCAGGATTAAATCACCAGCAATCTGCGCCAATTCAGGGTTGAATTGCAGAAGTTGCAACATAATCTGGAATGACTGTTCGCGTTGAGTGTTGAAGCTTGGACCAGTATCCATTCGAACATCATAGCGACCTACAGTTAAGTCATTTAGCAGTTTGCCTTCGGCTTTCTGATACTCATCGGGACTGTTTGGCTGTGCATTCAACTTAACAAGCTCATCTTCACCATCATTGCCCACAATACGGCGTGTTATTTCCGTGTCGTACAGCAATGGGTATAAACCAACTAAAATACGGCCAGCGTGACGCAAGGCCTTATTTAGATTGTCTTGAAAGTGGAAATGCGCTGTATCAGCTTGACGCTGCAATAAACCAATCGCACGACCTGATTGCTGATTTACATCCTGCCCCATTTGCGGCGAATGCATATTTAACGTATCTGCAATCAATTGCTGCGATGTAACGGCGGCATTTAAAATACCAGATGGCGGTTGAGCTGCGCCGAGTTTAAATGGCGCCGGTCTTTGATTGCCCTGATCATCCAAGAAATTATAGTAAACCGCAGCATATTTACTCGGGTTTTCCCACTGATCCTCAAAACCATTCACACCTTGAGCATCTGCAACAGTAATATCATCTTGGTTCTTTTGCAGAATATGTGCTTCTGTTGACTTCCAGTAGTTGAATAGCCGCTGAGCATCTTTGGCAAAGTGAATCAATGAGAATACATTTCGATTCTCACCAATCCATGTGACCTCGCCATAAACTGGAATGATGGGGATATACTTCCCTGGGAAAACACCAGTTTCAAGCACTCGACTACCAGTCAACTTAGCCCACTTGATTTCAGTACGATATGTTGCACGTGATTGCACAACAAAATCATCAAGCACACCATCAAACTGATCTTTTAATTCGGATCTAAAACCTATAGTTCCATCATTAAGTAGTAAAAGCTCATCTTTTACTTGCTCAATATAGAAATACTCAGCAATCAACAATGAATCTTTGGTTTTGTCATTCCAGTCAAGATCCTCATCAAGTTCAAAATCAACAGGATCCTTTCCGTATTGATCCTCAGTGACTGATTTTTTAACCCATTCACATACCAGGCATTTCGTCATGTCTGAACCATCAAGACGACGACTCATAGGGTCAATCAACACAGCCTGCGGGTTTTCCACTGGTATGAATTTAGGTTCCTGATTAAACGAATCCTCACTCACATAATCGGTGGCTAGACGCAAGAATCCAATACCACCAAAAACAGCATTTTCCGCTGCCTGATCGTATGTATCCTCCGCATTGGTTGCTTCCTCGGTGTCTTTGATTAAGCCACCGAGGATCTTAGCAACCTCCAAATCAGCGTCACTATCAACAGGTACAACCTGAATCTGCGGTCGGTTCTGCCGCATGGTGTTGATTTGCTGACGCACAAAAGTTCGAGCAAGATTGATCTCAAGTGTTGGCTTGCTTTCAGCTTTGCGCTTGGCTTTCGCATCATCATCCCACTGAGCACCTTTTATGGTGACAAACTCTTTATCCTCAGTGGCACGGTCATACGTTTCTTTCCAGTAAGCTTTCGCCTCCTTCATGAATGCCTTTGCATCAGCCAAGATCTTCTCATGCTGTTTTTTATCATCTGTTGCCATGTTTTATCCTTGCCAACTACCTTGAGTCCTAGTGATTGGTTTTGCTTTCACCACAGGTGCTTTAATTGGGAATAAATAAACGATTGGGTATGTGCCGGCATCATTCATGTGGTCAAATCCAGCCTTCTTATCTGGCTGTCCATGCTCATCATAAATTTGACGTTCTTGACACTTAGCAAAGTGCGAGCACTTATTCACATTCACATACAAACGCCTTTCACTAAATGTATTACACAACATGCCATTCATTGAGTTGATGCGGTCTTTTACGGCGGGGTTTGATGCATTTACATAAACCTTAAAACCTGCTTGTTTCAGCATCGAGATATCTGACTTATTTGCACCAACCGTTTTTCGGTTATCGCCAGAGGCATCTGGATAAATGCCAATCTCATAATCTGGATAACGCTCCTTAATCGCTTCAATCATTGCGGGTGTATCAAACAGATTCACAAACTCATCAACTGCATGCATGGTGTCACCACGACGCACATAAACCACCGCAGCCATTTTGGTGACGTTAAAGTCCATGCCAATGTGAAGCGTATCGCCTTCTTTTACTGTTTCATCTGAGCTATTTAAAACCCGGTTAAAACAGTAGTAGATAACACCCTGATAACTCTCAAAGCTAGCCTCATATTCCTGACTGAATGTTTTCGGATCCATCTTGCGCTTAGCAACAATGATTTCCGATTCAGGAATATTCCCACCTTGTAGTGATGTGTAAGAAAAGCTGCGGCAGTCAGGTTCGTGTTCAGGCTGACCATCCATAAATGTGTCATAGCAATGGTTAAATCCTTTCGGTGTGCCAATTCTTAAAACATGACCACCAACACGCTGTTCACCATTGATAATGTATTTGCAAGTTGAAAGCATTGGACGAAGTACTTCCTCCCACGCCGCCCATTTACAGTCTGCCCACTCGTCAATAATTAGAAAAAATAGACCAGATCCACGGAGGTCATCATAGTTATCTAAGCCAACAACACGCATAACGTGACCACTTTTTAAAGTGATCGTGCATTCAGTTTCGTTTGGCTTTCCTGCACGCCATGATGGTGGAATTGCTTGTTTTAATCGCTTCCAGAAAACACGCTTGGCCTGTTTGAAGGTTGGAGCTGAATACCAAATTTCATCCTCAACAGATACGTTCCACTTAGCAGCCAATCTCGCAGCACGGCGCATTTCGGCTTTTGCTAAAAAAGTCTTACCAAAACGACGTCCACATACAGCATCACGAAAACGTGCTTCAGGTTGCCATCCCCATAAGTAAATGTTTGCCTGCTTTGGTGTGAGCTTTACAGCACCGTTATTTGGCTCAAAGAATTGGCTCATTTGGAATTTCCTCATCAGGGTTCAGGCTGATTTTGTAATCTTCCTCTGGAGGTCTGCTTTCAGGTGGATTTACTTCACGCTTGAGTTTTTCAAGCTCAAGACGTTTCATCTCAATTTCAATCTGCTCTTTTTCAGATAGCTCGCTTGTTCCAGTGGTGCTCCCCATTTGAATCAAGCTTTGAGCCTGTTTTAAGACTTTAGCTCTCATGACTTTATTTTTTGAATAATCCTCATACATCCCTTGAAGCTCTTTAAAATGGAAGGCCTTGTTAGCAATAGGGATGTTTTCAGTATTTTCTTTAAAGTCTTTGCGCGTTCGATCAAAAAGCTCTTTTAATTTCTTGCTTAGATTCTTGCCCATTGATTTTGTTGGGTCGTAAGCCGAGACTTGTTGACGTTCGATCTCAATACCAAATTCTTGTTTTACAGCATCAGCTACCTGTTGAGGTGTATCAAAGCAAGCAAGAGACTGAACTATAAAGATTTTTATAGGCTCCCTTAGTGTTGCCATAAACACCCCTTTGTAAAACTACGTAAAACAAGACAGGCAAAAAAATGAGCCATCAGGCTCAGTTAATTAGACAAGTCCCGCAACACGCAGCGATATTCTTCTCTGATACAAACGGCGCTTGCTTAGCAACCTCAACAAGCCTTTTTACGTTCTCGTTTGCTCCCCAGCGTTTGACCACGCCGATAAACTCTTCAACGTCATGACCTGCTAAGTAATGCTTAGGCAAGCCAGTGTGGTCGCTATAGATGATTTCACCATCTTCATCACGCTCAACACCAATGTGATAAAGCTCATGCTCGATCAAAGCACAGAAGTCACGGTCATTAGAGTTTTCACAAAAGCTTGCATCAATGGTGATTAGATAAACTGGAACATAACCAAACCAGTCACGCATCTGTTGCTCCTGGCGTGCTTTCTTCCACCCACCTTGGTTAAACATCACCTTTTCACACTGACCAAGCACCATGCGTTTCTTTGCCATGCATGCAGATGATGCCCAAGCAAAGGCTAGGAAAGTTTCGTCATCATGAAGTAGCTCAGCAATATGGTCATGATCTGGATTATGAAGTTCACCGCCCGGCGTTAAGAAATTTTTAATCACCCAGTCTTTTAATTCCACGGCGGGTGCAAGTCGAATTGCTTCTTCTTCCTCCGCCTGATCAATCAGATCCGTTGGCGGGAATGGTCTGATCTGGTCCATTGAATGATTCTCTCTTTAAGTTTTTGAGCCATTGAGATGCAAATTGAGCTTCTATCTGTAATGGGCCAAATTCATCAATCTTGTATCTATTGGCAGACTCTAAGCGAACAACGGTAAAACCCATTTCGGCAGCATGATCATATCGATCCATACTCCAAGCTTTATTTGCTAATTTGCCACGGCGACCACCCGACCAAGGACCGCCAGATATTTCAACCAAAATTCGATGCTCAATTAAATGGAAATCAAACCGCCAATGCTTAGTAGATTTGAACTGGAATTTCTTCTCGTACTTGATACCTAGGATATTTAAAGCCTGTTCAAATTCTTCTTCTGCTTCTAGATATGTATCTTTGGCCTTAGGTAATGGTTTTGCTCTGGGTTTAGTTTTAGGTGGGCGCTTTTTGGTTTTCCAGAAGTAGTCGTTTTCGTTCATAAATTGCGCCCATTAAAAAACCACCCGAGGGTGGTTTGCATTTTGCTCATTTGTTTTAAGGTGTATCAGGTTTTGTTGCTTCCGCTGGACTCTCACTCTCAGCAGTAACAGCTTTTTCATGAGTAGGTGTTTTCTGAAGAAACAAAACACTGGCCATTGCAACCATGATCCCAACACAAGCTCCAGCTATAATAATATGGCCAAGGATGGCAAAAAGAATTGCAGCACACAAAATTAAAATTGAAATAATAAATGCAAAAATTTGACCCCTGCTCTTAATATCAATTTCACGCGACCTAGCTAGGTTAAGAGCATCTTGCTCACGAATATTTGCATCATTGACTTTTACAGCTTCGGTAATTTTTTTATCAGTTAAATCAATCTCAGACCGTTTAACTTCCATCTGAAATAGCTGATTCTGAATTATAGCGTCCATGAGCTTTTCACCAACACCAGGTAAGATTCGCTCATAAGCCTCTAAATAATCAGGAGGAATAAAGGGTGATTCAACTCTCTTCTGTTCTATTCGAAGAAGCGCCCGCCCTATCTCCGGTTTAGGTATTTTTTCTGCTTTATCAACTTTTGGATTTAAAATTATTTCAGGCTCAGGGACGTCTGTTGCTTTGTAGTCTACGTCCCCATCATTATTCTGCGTATTTGGCATGCGTTACCGATCTATCATTTGGATTTTGACAAAGTTGATTGAAAGCAGAAGTCTGGGTATCAGCAATAGTCTTCCAACTCGAAGCCATATCTAGAGTTGCCCCCAATCGCACAACCTCAACAGTAGCAGGAGTGATAAAGTGTGCTGTATGTTTAGTCTCTTCCGGTGACATTTCATAAGCACTGCGCATACCTAATAGGAATACCTTAGCAAGACTCATGACATTTTCTCCTTAGACAAAAATACCCTATATGTCTTTCAACACTAGGGTTATCCACAACTATATTCACTATTTACAGTTGCGTCAATATGGAGTAACTACGATACTTGCGGTTTGTTTGGTAGCGGTTTCGCCTGAAGCTACGTTGTGACGCGCTTTACATGCGGTAATATTTTTTGATCGCGAATATTCACTATTTACAGTACAAATACATTGTTACACTTACATAATGAATTACGTACGGTCTTTGTCAACATCACCACCAATAAGAAAAGAAAAACCCCTCAACATCTAGAATGCGAGTGGTTTTTATATGCCGTAATACGTTCGGCTAATCTTTAACTTCTTTCAAACATTCTCGACACACTTTGACTTCTTCATCATCAACCGTGTAATCAACTTCAGTCGCACCATGCAAGCCAAATAAACACATTAAAAATCGGAGCATTACTTTTCTCCATGCAAAAAAAAGCCCACTTCAGCAGTAGATTGATGTGGGCTTAAACTAAGGACCTTGGAGGGTCATTTGGAAACTACAGCTGTTTCTAGAAGTGATCATGCATACTTGTTCGTGAATTTTTTGTGAAAAATTAAAACAAACCAGTATTAATGAATTATCCCTAATTAGAATCTGGGTGGCGGCATTCAACTTAAACCACTACGAATAAGGGTACCGCCATAGGTGCCCCGCTATTGCTTACACAAAAACATTTCCCAAGGCATAAAAAAAGCCCACAAATTATATTGTAGGCTATTAAAATTTAAAAAGATTAGTCAGGGAACTATCAACTAAATCTGACGCGCATATTGCAGAAAATCTAAACAGATTGCAATACCCAAATGCATATAAAATACATATTCATAGAAATTTATATTTCAGAATGCAAAAAGCCCACCTTTCGATGAGCTTTTATATACTGGTGAAAGCATAACAACTTGCCACCATATCAGAAATTTAAACCAAGTGTGCTGCACTGTCAAGATTGCAATACATCTATCTTCCCATCTAAATACGCAAGCCCCTTATCAATCTCTGATCTTACTAATGCCTTACTGCATTTATGAGCATTTGCGATTGAGTTATAAGACCATTCATTTTCATAATAAAGTATTAAATACCATGCTCTTGAGGCTAAATATTCACGGCTATCATTGTGCATTGATGAGAGTAATTGGCTTACCTGCACTGCCTCAAAATCATTAATCTCGCATGCTATAGATACGCGACTTGCACGAACTCTGCTTTTGTCATTTTGGTCAATTAGTATTGCTAATGGATTGGCTGTTACATTGAATTTTACCGATCTTACCCACAACCCATACTGTTCCAACCATTGATGGGCAGAACGCTTTGACCATGCCATCACCCCTGCTTTGACTGCTACATTCATACGATCACCCCCTAGAAAAGCAAAATTAAAAGCAACATCACAAAAATTAAAATAGATTGTGAAATAATTATTGCGAGGTTCAGATCCTTAATAGCTTCACTCTTAACTTTTTTTTCGACCACTACCTCAACTTCTTTCTCAACAGCAATACGCAAAACCCCTACCTGCCTAATCACAGGCTTCACCCCAGATTTAGGAATGATCACCAACTTCCCATCATCGAGAGCACAAGTCACACTATCCTTCATATCAAGCAATACCCTTGCACTCCTGTACCTTGGCTTCTGCGGGATATACCCAACCAACACTAATGGCGAGATAAGAGGAAGGCCATCCATATTGACATCCACATAAACGCGATCATTTTTTTTATAAATAACATCTGATAGATCAAATCTCATTCAAACCTCTCTTACATCTATGTTGTGCACTGTTTTCATCAAGTGTTTTTTGTTGCGATAACTCGCTAATTTTCTTGTCGCTACTGACTTCACATCTTCCACTACAAACTCTCCAGTAATGCGGTAATACGTGAAATCAGCAAAATATCGTAATGCTGGTTTTGCTCTTTTCTCCCCTTCAATCTTTGTCTTCGGTGCCAATTCAAATTTGGTGTGATGTTTTAAGTCTCGGATCTCACCACGTTGCTGCATTACCTTAAGTTCGATGTACCGCCGATGCTCCTTTTTGCTATCAAAGGTCATTCCATCTAATTCAACTTTTTCTGCTTTAAACTTGTTCCCTTTGCCTTTCCCCTTCGACTGGTTGGGCTTTGGGAACATTTCACGGTACTGGGCAACGCTGATTGAACTCATGCCACCTCCAGCAAGGAGCCAGAGAAACCAACCTGTTTTAGATATGATTCCCATTTTTTAGCTTGGGTTGGATCTTCAAGTTTCACGGCGATGCGTGCTGCGAGTTTTTCAAAAGACTCACCTGGTTCGCTGTACTTGCCTGCAAACTCTGGATGGTATGCAAGTTTCTGTGCGAAGGTCGCAATCTGTTTTTCAGAAAGGTGTCTTGGATTATTCGCTGCAGGTGTTTTGCTGTATCCCATTTTGGTGTCTTGCGAGTACTTGTTGCGATATGCGTTCAGCAGCCAATCAGCAAAGTGGAAGTTCATGAGTTCATCACAAAGGGATTTGTCTTGGTTGTAAAACTCGAATGCTCGTTTTTCTCGTTCTGCCCATTTCGCAGTCAAGATGGTTTTTGGATCGATGCTGTCATCGGCCAAAGAAATTTCTTCTCGAAGTTTTTTGAAGCAAAGCCAATCTTTTTTATTTTTAGATTCATCTGGAAGATTCTTTGGTAGATTCCGTGTCCCATTGTTGGGACTGTTAGGTGGGATTGTTGGGACTGTTTCAAGGGAACAATGGAACTGTTCCGTTGTTGGTACTGTTCCATTATTGGGACTGTTTAAATCGGGGCTTTCCTGATTAAAGTGTTCCGTTGTTGGGACTGTTTTATTTTCTCGTCCAGAAACACCACACAAGCGGTAAACCTTAACTTGTTTGGTTGCACCTTTGCGTTCCCCCGTATCTTCAATTAAGCCATCCTCAATGAGTTCAGCAATAATCTTTAATACGGTTTTACGGTCAAGAGTGGTGTCATCTCTTAAACGGCTAACACTTGGGAAGCATGTGTGGTCTTCTCCAGCACGATCAGCAAATGACAAAAGCACCAATCGTTTTAGTGCTTTTAGACTGCCACTTTTGCGCTCTGGAAATTGAACGCCCCATGCCCATTTTGTTGCATCTAGGCTCACGCTTCACCTTCCTTTTCAATAATCTGTATAAACCGACCAAACATCATAATTCGCTCAGCACGTAACAGGCTGGCAATGATCTCTCCTGCATACCAAGCTGAGATTCGGTGTTCATTCATCAACATCTCTACAAATTCATCACGCATAACTGCTGCATTGGTTTCATCACGATTAATCTTGCGCAAATTCGCTCTTCGAATATCCAGTAAGCCATCTAGGGTGCGAAGTGCTGGCTCATACCATGACTGAAGGCCTTGAACATATTTATGCTCAGGCTGTTTCTTAAGTACCTTGTTGGTAATCATGGAACCTCCGCTATTGAGTGTTCAGCTTCGGTTAAGCGGCGCTTGGCATTGAGTTCTGAAACCGTGGCTGTACGTATGACTAATCCAGACACACGACCAATGCGGTGGTCTGTATGCCAAAACTCCCCATCAAAGCCTTTCAAAGTAAACAGCTCTGTCACTGACAGTAGGTCTAGGGTTTTAAGCACTACAACATCACCAGTTAAAAAGTCTGCCTTAGGCTCAAAGCTCACTAAGCAGGTTGAGCATTGCTCTTCTTTAAATTTGGTGCATTTGCCAGCACATGGGTGTTGTGTTAAATTTGTAGTCATATTCATCTCCGCAAGTAGTTTGAATTACCTAAAAAAGCCTGATTCGCGAGATCAGGCTTTTTTATTTGAATAAAATCCGCATGTAGTCAGGTGAACTAAAAGAATTACTAAGGAATACACGCGTAGCCTCTGCCACCTCAGGAGAGCAATACACGTCATTTGCGTTTACAACCTTTAAACCAATAGCGCTCAACAAACCGCTCAAAAGCTCAATGTCTGTCAAGTCATTGGATTTCTTATCATTTTTCATACGTGAAAGTGTGCTTGCATCTATTCCCAAAAGCTCAGCGATCTTACTTTGGTTGCTTGCATTAATTGCTCTCAATATGAGCGATGCATCATTGATGGCGCTTGCAGGTAATTCGATTGATACTTTGCTCATAGGTTCTCCTAAGCTGCTAAATGTTTTGGATTTGCCTTATCGAGTAACCAAGCTTCGCTAACCTCACCTTTACTGTTTTCAGCAAGGATGTGCGCGTAGTTTGTTTCCCCTGTGTAATCAGTACGAGGAAGAGCACCTTTTTCAGCCATCTTTCTAACGGCTACATAGGAAATTCCAAGTAATGATGCTGCAACTGTTCGCCCACCAACGGCATCAATTGCCTTTTGAATAGGATTCATTTTTAAACCTTATTTATACCAGTTTTATTTTTTTATTAAACCATGAGTTAAAACCAATTTCAACCTATGGTTGCTTCACAAATATATTTTTTTAAACGAAAATTTAACCAAAGGTTAAAGATAATGATTGTTATGACTACGCTGGTTGAGAGAATTCAAGAAGCTTTAGATGCAAAAAAAATGTCATGGTCGAAAGCGGCGGTCAGCATCGGCTTATCACCGCAAGCACCTGCTAAATGGAAAAAAGGACAGATCGGAAAGGAAACGCTTGATAATCTAGCTAAACTTTTGGAAGTTGATGTTGGCTGGCTTTTATCAGGACAAAGCGAAGGCAAACAAATTTCAACTAAAGAGACAAGCAACGTCTCTTCTATAGGTAGGAATCTGATAACAATTCCACTTTTGGATTATGTTCAGGCTGGCTTGTTTCATGAGGTTGGTTATGATGGTTTAAATCCAATCAGCTCAACATGGACAACATATGAAGGGCATAAACCTGAGTGTGTTTTTGCCTTAAGAGTTGAAGGGATGAGTATGTCACCAGAATTCATGCCGGGTGATGAAATTGTGGTTGATGGTTCTCTTGAAGCAAAACCCGGTTCATTTGTGATTGCTCAAGAGGTAAAACACGGAGTAGCCAGTACGACATTTAAAAAATATAGAGTGATAGGCGTGAATGAATTTGGCATTGATATTGTTGAACTTGTGCCTTTAAACCCAGACTTCCCAGTACTCAACTCCACCCAAATAGACATTTCGATAATTGGTGTAGTTGTGGCTCATAATAGGCCTTTAAAATACTAAAGCAAAAAATTCAATCAAAACCCAACCCATCCATGTGATGGGTTTTCTTTTGTCCATTAAACCAATTTAAACCTTAGGTAGAAAATATTTTTCACCTATGGTTAAAATATGGTTGCAATTAATTTATACCTTTGGTTTAATTATTTCACCAGATAACAAAAAAGCACACCGACCGTCAAACCTGTGTGCTTTTACTCAAAGAGTGAAGTAAGTATGAATCAAACAATCAAACACAGTCAAATGCCAGAGTTCGAAAAGAACCAAAGCAATACAACTCCATTTCTTCACCAACCCCCTACTCCTGAAAACACGGTGCAGTACAAATCATCGGGTTTAGCTACTGCTGCATTAATTGCTATCACTATATGCACCGCAATCCTTTCAGGCATCACTAGCTGTTCTACTGATCGTCATCAAACTGCCGCTCAAGTTGAACACATCGTTAAAGCGGGAGTTAAGCCATGAATACAAAACCAAATGCTGAAACTCCAGAAGTTATTAACTTCGGCAAACACAAAGGCACCGCTCTTATTGATTTAGACCAACCATATGTGCGCTGGTTGCTCAAGCTGGAAAATCTGAACAGCGATTTACGTAAAAGCTTGGAAGCATTGCCATGGGTTAAAGAGGCTCAACGACGCAAGCATCTTGCCGAAGTTCTACAGCGTACACACATCCCATTACATGAACGTCGTGCATATAAAAAACGCATGGGCTGGGTTGGGGCTTAAGGAGTAGCGGATATGACAAATACAAATCAACAAAACACAAATGCTGTAGAGCAACCAGTGAACGTATTGCAGCTTATTCAACTTGAACTTAAAGCTCCAAAAAGTAAGCGCAATACCTTTGGCAACTATAACTACCGTAACTGTGAAGACATTCTTGAAGCAGTTAAACCTCTACTGCAAAAATACAATGCTTCACTGATCATTACCGACGAAGTTCAGGAGGTTGGACCTGTTGTAGTCGTTACAGCAAAAGTTATCTTTACTGATGCCAATGGCAAAGAAACGACGGTTCAAGCCCATGCAGGTGTAGAGATCAGTAAGAAAGGTATGGACGTTGCTCAAACTTTTGGTGCATCCAGTTCTTATGCACGCAAGTATGCCCTGAATGGCTTATTCCTGATTGATGACACCAAAGACTATGACTCTGATGAATATCATAATCAGGTCAACAATAATAATGCCCGAAATAATACACAGCAGAACAACAACCAGTCTCAACAGGCAAACCGCAGTGCTAGCAATCAACAAAGATCCAACCAGCAAAATGGTAATGGCCAACAGCAAAAGCCGATTGGTGAACGCTATAACGATGCCCTTGCAGCGATCCGAGATGCTAAAAAGCCTCAAACGCTGGATAAAGCGATTAGTACTTTTGCTAATACTCAATACAACGATGCGATTCTTCGTGCATGCCGTGCTCGAGCAGATCAAATGGGTTGGAAAAATAACCCACCTCAACAAAATCCACAGCAGCAACAAGCATTACGTCATTAACAGTACAGTAGGATAAGAACATGAATATTTTAAATGGTAATGAAGCTTTTGCTGCAATGATGGCTGGACGAAACATTATGTGTCGCTTAGCAGGTGAACTCATTGAGTTCAATGATTTAGATCAGTTCCCTGCTACTGTCTTTGTTAAACCTGGTTACGAGTTTTGCATCAAGATTGATGAAATTACAATTAATGGTTTCACATTCTTAAAACCCTATTCTCTAGATGAGTTAGAGGAAGGACAAGACATATTTCTCATTGGAAATACTGGCAGTATTGTTAAAGGTCAATTCATTCCTGAATATGAAGAATTAGTGCTGGCTGTTAAAAATGGTTCAGTTCAACGAGATCTAGCTAATGCGGAATTACAAGCTAAAGCTTTTCAAAGCTTGTTAGGTGTCAAAAACGAATTGGTTATAAAGGTTGTAGATTTTCATACATACATGAAACCATCTACTAAAACTAAAAAAGCATCCCGTAAAAAGGATGAGACGCCTTCGGAAAAAGTAGAAACGGTCCAACATTCAGGTGAAATGCCGAGTGATTCTTCAAGTAAAGAAATTGAAACTGACCCATTGAAAATTGTTGAGTCATTCACTTCTCAGATTAATGAGTGTGTAAAAGTTGAATCTGTTTTAGCACTTCGCTACTCATTCTCTGCAAACGGATATCTGGATCGAGAACATATTCACCATCTATTTAACTTAGTTGAGACCAAGCTAATTGAATTAGATCCAGAGCAGTATGCGCCAAAAACCGAGAATGCAGATTTGAGTGTTGAGGCGCTTAAGAAGTTGCAACAAGATGCTGAGAGCCTAATAAAAGCTGAGCAAGATCATATTGAGGCTGGTGATCAACCTCCCCTCATTTTAGTTGAACCGCAGACCGCGCAGACAGAAGAAAAGAATGTCGAGGTTATTGTTCAACATGCTCAAGACGAGCACTACCAAAAACTTTTAGGAGAGTTGCTTGAACGTGCCTCAATAGCCAAGACCCCAAATGAAGCAAACGCTCTATACAAGTACACAGTGCGATGGACTGAAGAACAACGCAAGCCATTAATGAGTGCAATTCACGCACGCTTGGATGAGCTGAATCCACTGGTAAATGACTCATCACTATCGGTTCGTATTTCTAAGGCGATGGATCTCACTGAATTAGATGCTCTTGAGATTGATGTATCTGCATCCGATGAGTTCATTCAACCGCAGTTGGTGGAATTGGTGAATAAGCGTCGAGCTGAGCTGGACCCATTCTTCAATCCATTGGGGAATGCATCATGAAATTCAAATACTCAACTATTACCCGAACACTCACAGTGTTCGGGGCAAAGATGGACCACATTTTCCACAATGTAAGTGTCGGTGAAATCGAAGAACTTGTAATTGATGCGAAGTTTAAAGAAGCATGCTGGAGAAAGTGATGAGTATTAAAGAATTAGAAATTAAAAAAATTGATGTGGGTTTAGCTCCAAGTGCCATAGCTCAAGATATTTTCACTAAGGCAGTTTCACCAGTAATGGGCATTCTCAAGCAAGAAGGCGGTGATGCCGTAAAAGAATTTTCATTTTGCGCAATGTGGTTAGCCATGGGCTTGTATGTAAATAACTTAAGCACCAAAGATGCCGAGAAAGCTCTAAACCATGCGACTACCAACATAATTATCCAATTAAAAAAATTGCGGGGTGAAGTTTGATGGATATTAAAAACTCAGCTATTACAGCAAAAATGGTTATTCATTCTCTTTTGGCACTTCTTGAAAATGAGAATGTTGATATTTCATCCGTGAAATTCAAAGTTGGTTCTGATGGTAATGGGCGTGAAAGCCCTGAATTTGAACTGGAAAAGTTGGTTAGCTTAGCTATTGATGGGCTTGTTGAAATAGAAGAAGCAAATGCAGTGCCTGAAGGTTTTGTTTTGGTTCCAACTGAAAAAGTTAAATACTTTAGCCATGATGGTGAAAATTACGAAATTCACGACACTTTGTCGGAAGCAAAACATGAAGCTGAATGCGCAATTGAGAATTTCAGTGAACGTCTCGCTGATCAATTGTGTGATCCACGATCTGATGGGAATTTTCAAGATGTTGGTTACGGAGTAATTTTAGCCCAGTCCGGTTATTCGATCGATCATATTGTTACCCAAGAAGACATTGATAACGAGGACTACTCTTACGAAGTAGGCACTGAGATTCTGTCGCTATTCTTGGTTGAAGCACAGGAGCAAAGTCATGATTGAGAAAACTTTTCAAATTAAACCTGCTGCTTTGCCAGATGACCTCGATAGTAATTGGTTTCATCCTGATATCAAGGAACATGACACCATTGAAGATGGTGTTGAATATTATACCAAGGAGCAGTGGGAGCAGCTTAAAAAGAATCTTGGTGTAGAGATTCTTTATGAGCGATGGGATTACCAAGATATTCCTGAAATTCCAGAAGATGACTGTTCAGATTGGTCTAAATGGAAGCCCATCCCATCAGAAGAAGGTTTATTTTTAATAGCAGCTTACGATACTGAAGATGGTCCCGTTTTATGGTGGGCAAAGCCAAGACCTGATCCAATAAAAGAAGTTAAGGAAAGTTTGAAGGAGGTGAAGTGATGGGATTGTATATATCAACTCCTGAGTTGTTGGATCGATACAGTATTTCCAAGGGCACTTTGATTAACTGGCGTAGTAAAAAGGATTTTCCTAAACCATTAATCAAAGCACATGGTAAATCAAGCAGTCGCTATGGCATTAAAGCTGTAGCATTATGGGAAGAGAGAAATGGATTGCTTGAGTCGCTTGATATACAGCCTTTAATATCAAATCGTTCATGA